TATTAAAACTCCATTACATAATCACACTCAATATCACCCAGCGACCGGAAGGGGAGTGTGTAAATCCCTCCCGAGGGTGTTCTTAAAAAGGAACAGCTTTATCGTCAAACTGTTGCACTTCAATTTTTTCTTCAGCAGTTGGTACTACTTTAGAATCAACTTTACTATACAAATCAAGGAATGCTACTCGTGTGTCTTCATCAAAGCGAGAGATACACAACTCGATTGCTTTTGCACGATCGCCAAAGATGCCATAAGTACGAGCGATATGTACAAGACGACGAGTAGAAATTAGATCGTCAACACCACCATCTTTGTATGTCGTACGAATGATGTCTGACCATGTAACCAAATTATCTGCAAATTCACCATCAAGCTTACCGCTTGTTTCCATTGCGTTTAGGATAATTTTCTTTTCTACTGCAGTAGTAGGATATGGTTGATCCATGGTAGCAACGAATCGCTCGAGGAAAGCTTCGTCAAGGATACGTGCGCCTGTAAATCGACCATCTTCTGAACCACGACCTTTAGTGTTAGCAGTAGCAATTACGTTGAAACCTTCTTGTGCTTGAATAACCGCACCAGTCTTTTTGATGTATAGTGGTTTGCCTTCGAGCACAGCTTGCAAACACATCAGCTTATTTGAACCGCGGTCGATCTCGTCAATAAGACAGATTGCGCCTTGTTTCATAGCTTGTGGAATTGGACCATCACACCATACAGTCTCGCCATTTACGAGACGGAAACCACCAATAAGATCGTCTTCGTCAGTTTCTTCAGTGATATTAACACGTACATACTTACGCTGTGATTGTGCACATGCTTGTTCAACCATCATAGTCTTACCGTTACCAGAAAGACCCGCGATGAACACAGGATAGAATTGCATTGATTCAATGATTTGCTTAACGTCACGGAAAAATCCCCATGATACGTAGCTTTTATCTTTTTGTGGGACTTCGATTTTCACTTGTTCGAACACCGATTGTTTAATAGCTTCAGCTTGAACTTCAGGTTCTTTTCGCTTTGGCATTTGAGTTACTGTTGCGAGCATTTGGATTTGGTACTTACCACGTCCAACTCGATTTTCTGGTTTAGTGACAAAGCTTGGATAATTCAAGCCCATATCATTAGCATGGTCGATAAGTTCTTTTACATCGAACACTGAACGACCGGGATACTTATCGCCGAGAGTTTTTACAAACGCTGTTTTGATTTCTTGTTTCATGGTTTGGACACCTTTCACATTTACACATTATATTTGCAATACATAGTATATTATACCACACTTTCACACATTTGTACATAGCCCTTTCGAGCTATGCCGGTCAAGCAATTGCATCAACGAAAGCATTCAACAAGATACGATTAACTCGCTTGGACTTTGATAGCTTTGCAAAAGCAGTCTTAATCTTATTTTTGCTCGCACCATCTTCGACCATCTCGTCAAATTCGTTGTCAGGAATATCCATGTATTTGGCACATAGACCAAAGTAACGATCATAGCCGAAGATGCCGTCTTCAATCAAGCAACGATTCTTATTCATCTGCTCAGTATACTTGTCACGATAGTGACCATATTTGCCGATAGGAGCTTCGCCAACCGCTTTAGCAACAGCTTGATTACGATACTCGCTAATGAAGAATCCAAGCACATTTGCATTGGTAGATTGTTTCAAGAACCCCAACAGTTGTGCAGTCATGTCAGCTGAGTTAACAGATTTGACTTGGATAGCTTTACCATCAACACGGATGATTGCTGGTTTGCCACGATATCCATAGTATGCATCTTTCGTTGTACGGTGTGCATCACCTTCCTCAGTCATGCGGATCTGGAAAGCATCTGATTCACCGTCGGTTAAGAACATAGCAGTCATCTTTTCAATGTTGTGCTTAGACTTAAACTTGTTGATAAGATCATTTGCATACACAATACATGTGTTCAGAGGAGTGCTGTGCAAGTGATTCCATGCATTGATATAGCGTTGGTTAAGTTTACCGTCCCAAGCTTGGGAAAGATTCCAAAGCATGCGAGAAGCATCACCATATTCGCTACGTGTCATACGAGATGACATTAGGTTTAGCAGGTTAAACTTCTGAGGAATGATCTCGCAGTCAGAGTATTCATCATACTTAACGTCTTCGTCTTCTTTGCAGTTACGTACACGAGTAGTGAATGCATACACTTCAAATGGGATCTGGATCATACGACAGAATGTAGTCAAGTTCAACAACTGACGAATAGTAGCACCAATATTATCTTGCATTGAACCACTAAAGTCGATGAACATCATCATACCGTGATTCTTGTAGTTAGCAAGTTTAGTAGACTTTAGGAAAATGTCCTCTGAATACTTGTAAGCGTGCAACTTATTGGTGTTGATGATACCGGTTTTTTGAATACTTGAGCGAGAATACTGATATGCAGCTTTACGCATCTCAAATTCTTTTGCCATGTATGCAGCAGCAACGTCTGTGTCCTTACGGAACTTCTTGTAGCTTTCATCCAACTCTGAAAGTTGACGAGCGATCACATCACCATAATAAGAGTCGACTTGAAAGAGTTCTTTTTTCCATTCTTGGAAATATTCTTTGTAGTCAATGATGATTTCGGGTTGGCGAAGCTTAGAGATGTTGTACACCATAGTGCCTTTCATCTCTTCAGTTGCAAGCAACTCTGCTTCACGTTCGCGGAAAGCTTTATCAGTTACTGACTCAAGATCTACTTCACCAGGATCATCAGTCTTAGTTTCTGATGGGCCATCTTTGAAGTCATCTTTATGTAGTTGTTTTTGTTCACCGTCCAAACCAGATCCAGTTTTACCAGATTGTGGCTTGCTTTCTTCGGGTTCAGTTTCGTCTACAACTTCTTGCTTTTTATCTTCATTCGCTGGAGGAACTTCTTGCTCCTCTGGCTTTTCATATTTTTCAGCATCATTTGGTGGCATTACCATATTTTCATCAAGTTCTTCAACTTGCGGAAGAGTCTGCATTGGACGTGCTTTTACTTTTTTCATCAATGACTTTTGATAGTCATAGATTTCTTTAGCAAGTGCAACTACATCTTCAAACGTTTCTGTTTCGAATGAACGAGCAAAGTATTCGTATTCGATAGGTGAAAAGTCAACTGTGATGTGAGGACCAAGTTTAGCTTTCACGTTGATCTTATCAATCACGCGCATACCATTGATATCGATATTTTCTTTGACAATACCAAAGAAGTCGTCTTCAGCAAGATTCTTATATGCTTTTTGGAATTGGGAACGAAGTCCAGGGTACAAGTCTTGAACTTTACGCTCGATACGAACGTCTTCAAGAATGTTTAAATATGCACGAGGTGCACCCTTGATGTCGTCTACAGCATCATGCCAACCTTTAGCAGGAGTGTAGAGCGCATGACCAACTTCGTGGCCAGTAAGTAAGTCATATACTGCTTTACCACGATTCTTCCAAATCGGCAAAGCGAGTACACGTTTTTGTGGGTCGAACCACGCTGTATGATATGCTCCGTGGATTACGGAAATGTTTTCCTTAGCCAATAGTCGTGCTAAGGTAGATTGTTGGTCAAAGTTGACCGAAATTTGTTCTAGCTTTTGGACACCAGATTGCATGCTATTTTCTCCATGATATGTATATATTATACCACAAAAATAGCATGCTGTACATGCCTAATGCAAGTCTATGATTTTAATAGTTTTTTTTCTTGGCCTTCTTGAGGGCCAAAGCACGTTTCATAGGTGATGCACGCTTTAAGAAGTTTGTACCTTCCATATGATCGTATTCATGTTGAATAATGCGAGCTGTGATACCACCAAAATCTGCAGTGATACGTTCTCCTTCTTTGTTTGTGTATTCAATCTTAATTTGCTTTGGACGCTTTAAGCTAATGAATACACCAGGTTGTGATAAGCAACCTTCTTCAAATAAGACTTCGTCTTTAGAATACTCTACGATCTTTGGATTAAAGAACGTTTCAGAGAATCCATTAGTCGCTACACTAAATACACGATTGTTGATACCAACTTGATTTGCTGATAGTCCAATGCCATTAAAAAATCTTGTTGCATTTTCTAATTGCTCTGCGAATGCTTTCTTATCTTCTACTTCACTATACTCCAAAGGAGATGTTAATAGAGGATCATCATATGGAATAAGCTTATATTGAGGTTGCATTTTTAATCCTTGAGAAGTTTCTTTCTTTCACGAACTCAATCTTGCTTCTAAACTTAGAATCAAGTACGTCGCCTTTATGAGAGATGACGAAAACGTTTGTGTCTTGTACTGTACCCAAAATCTTCATTAAGTTATCGATACCATCATTATCTAATGAAGAATCGAATGTCTCGTCTAAGATCAATAGGTTTGTGTTAGCTGAATTCTTCATGCGAGCGATTTGACGCCATGTGAAGAGTAAGCTGAGGTCAATACGTTGTTTCTCACCTTCTGAAAATGAGGCATACGTAAATTCATCACGATAGCGAGACTTAATCGTCTCATTAAAGGATTCATCTAAGTTAAACAATACAAAGAAGTCTAAGATTTGTAAGTATTGATTAACTAATTTGTTAATTACTGGTAGATATTGCTTGACAATCTTTGTCTTAATACCAGTATCTTTAAGCATCTCATTTGCAAGATGATTATAATTTTGTTGATCGATATATGAAAGCTTTAACTCTGCAAGTTTTTCTTTCTCGATCTGAAGCATCTTCAAGTCTGCTAATGCAGCACCAACATCGCCTTCAGTTCCTTCGATCTTTAAGATCTCTGCTTCTAATTTATCGATAGCTCGTTGTGCAGCTGTGATAGATGCATTATTTGCTACGATATCCATTTGAGCTGCTTGAAACTTTTCAATCTCTTCTAGTAGTGTAGTCTCTTGCACAGAGATGTTGTCTAATTCAATCTTGAGCTTTTCAAGACCTTCACTAATTTTCCCGATCTCTGAATCACATTTATGCACATGCTCGTCCCGTGTTTCGATAGTAATTTCTTGAGAACAGGTTGGGCAGCTAGAAGATTCCATAAAGAAAGTTCTGTTTTCTTGTAGCGTCTTAATGGAAGACTCAAACTTATGACCAAATCCGGCCAACTTGTTTTTCTTTGTCTCGACTGTCTTGAGATTTTTTTGTCGTTCAACAAGAGTGATAAGTTGCTCTGAAAGTTCAGCATTTTTGGTCTGAAGATCTTTGATTGATAACTGACCATCTTCGATGGCTTTCTGTTTATCTCTAATCTGATCTTTTGCAAGTGATTCGACGTCGGCAATATATTTGTTTTGTAATCGAACTTTTTCACCAATGAGTTCGAGTTGATTGTTGACATCATTAATTTGTTCCTTTGTGCGAGCGATCTTTTCTTTTAAGATCTGATTCATACGTGAAAACACTTGAATATCAAGCAATTCCTCAATGATCGTTCTGCGTTGTCCTGCTGGCAATTGCATGAAAGGAGTAAAAGAAGCAGAGCCAATAACGACAACTTGATGGAACGACTTATGGTTTAGCTTTAACACATTTTGTTCGAGGAATGCTTGATAGTCGCGTGAATTAGAATCTTGATTAATCAGTTTACCATTTTGGTAAATTTCAAAAGTGTTTGGTTTGATGCCTCGCACAATCTTAAACTCTGCAGCACCAACATTAAACTCTACTTCTACGACAGCCGCTTTATTGTTGATAGAGTTTAAGAGTTGCGGCTTAGAGATGTTACGATAAGGTTTACCAAACAACCCAAATGATAATGCGTCTAAGAGCGTAGATTTACCTGCACCATTTTGACCAACAATAAGAGTAGCTTCGCTACGATCAAGTTGGATTTCTGTAAATTGGTCGCCTGTACTTAAGAAGTTTTTCCATCGTACAGTTTTAAAAATAATTCCAGCCATTATACCACTTCTATGTTTTGTGCCTCTACATACAAACCACGTAATAGAGTTTTTAGTTTCTCTTTATCTGCTTCTGTATCAACAGCTTCGACATAAGAGTCCAATAAAACTTGTGTATCGTCTAATGTGATCTCGTCATCTTCTACACTTTCACCTAAAAACTCTGTGAACGATTCTGCGATCTTAAGTTCGTGAATAGGTCGTTGTGAGATACGGTCAATTAGTCTATCGAATGCAAAAAAGTCTTGCTTCTTCTCTACGATAACTTTAACAAACTGATTATCTAATTGCGATACATCATATCCATTATAATCTGTTTTTTCATCGTTGTACACTACTTTTGTATGAAGTGTATGCGGATTGTGTACTGCTTCTATTTGCCGCGTATCAGTATCAAGGATGTGAAAATATTTGGGATCATCACAATCACCCCAAGTAAACTCCATTTGGGATCCAAGATAATGAATATTGTCGCGAGAAGACTTAGTATGAAAGTGGCCAGAAAATACCATCTCAAACTTCTCGAACGCTTTCGTATCCATACCGTGTGGGTTTGGAATACCTTTATACATTTCAAAACCAGAGAATTCAAAGTGACCTCCTACAATATTAGCTGAACAGTTTTGAATAAACTCCATAGTGTCAGCATAGTTCTCTGCATTAATCCAAGGCACCAAAGCTATTGTTAATCCGCCAAGTTGAATATTAGTTGGTTGCATATGAATCTTTACACAATCAATATAGTGACCCATAAGTTCTTTAAGTGAACAAAGCTCGTTGGTATTTTTGTAGAACACATCGTGATTGCCTGGAATAATATCCATATGAATCTTGTGTTCTCTAAGTTTGTCTAAGAAGATTCGGCGATTGTGTTCTAATGCCTTGAAGTTGACAAACTTGCGGTGCTCGTAATAGTCACCTAGATGAATGATATGTTTAATGTCATTTGCGAGCAAGTGTGGGAAAAAGACATCTTCATAAAACTTTTCTTGATAAGCCATGAAGATGTCTGATGAGTTACGTGCTCCGCAATGTGTATCGTTAAGGATTGCAATTTTCATTAATATATTCTTCTACTAAAGCATCAGTCATAAACAACTCTAAAGATTTATTCTGCTTTTCTTTTTTAGCAAAGTCTTTAATAGCTGCATCTTTTTCTCTAATCTTACCAATACGTTCTCTTAGAGAGTCAATGAATGCTTGTTCGCCATGAGTATCATCGCCTTCAACATTGGCAATAAACTCTTCAATTCCACATTGTTCAATAAACTTAAATTTGATATCTTGTTGTTTCTTCTCTTTTTCAATACGTCTTAAGAATGCAAAAAAGCAAATTTGAGTAAAGTATGAGAATGCATTTTGTGTACCAGTTCTTGTTGCTGCATTAGGATTATAATTTGTGATTGCGCGTAAGCAATTCTCTACAGCATCCATAACCATCTCTTCACGATACGTATATCGAATGAAATTAACTTTGTGTGATAGACCTTCTGCAATTTTTAGAAAGCAATCAGCAATATAATTTGGTACGATTGGGATTGTTTTATTTTCGGCTTTGGCTTTATTAACGGTTTCAGCGTATTCTTCTAATGCCTTGCCGAACTTCTTGTTGTCCACATAATGAGGACGAGCCTTTGGTTCAGACATTTAGGTTATTCACTCCAAGAGATTGTATTGGGACACATGGTATATTATACAGCATAACGAAAGAAATGTACACCTTTATTTTAAAAATTTATTTTCATTGGCCTATGTACAACAGATTATTTACAGTATATAATAGATCTACCCCCGGGGCCAGCAGGTATACTATTAATGAAAGGTTGGTTCATCCTCTTCATTGATTATGATAGTAGGATTCTTAGCAACCTCTGGTTCTGCAGCATCTGATGCGTGTACGATAGGATCGATCTGATCTTGTTCTACATTCACTACCATCTTATTATAATACAACGCTACAGCGTCATTGACCAATCCTTCAGCAAGCACATCTTTCTTCTGTAAGAAGTGTTCATCATTATCACAAAATCCCATCCATCTAGTAAACATGTTAGCTTCACGGGCAATATCACCCAACTGTACACGTTCTCTGTATACCTTTAATGGATTACGTACTAAGATTTCAAATTGATCTTCACCAACTACTTCTGTCAAGATTTCTTCGCCATTGCACAATTTAATTTGTCTAATGTCTCTTGGCCAATGTTCTGTCATGTTAGAGGTACCTCGTGTATTTTGTAATTAAATTGTTCTTTACTATATATTTGTACCCTAATTCCAGCATGTACAAGTGTAAAATTCTTCTTAGTCTTCCAATGCAAATCATCGCTAATGTCATAAAGCGTAGTATCTCTACCATCATCTGCTTTACGAAGACCACGACCAATAGACTGCAGTACTTTAATTTGCGATTTAGATGGAGACGCAAAGATAATATTATGCAAGTTCTTAATGTTGATACCAGTTGAGAACGTACCAAGAGAAGCTACAATCACAGCATTCTTTTCTTTCTCTGTAATGGCACGAATTGCTTCTCGATCTGTTACATCAGTTTCACCACTTACATAAAAGACTTTACGATCATCTTTTACATTGTCCCTTATAAGTTTGAACAATGGCTTACCATGTTTCTCAACTCGATTAAACAAAACAAGTGTATTACCTTTTTGATCTAGCGTAAGGTTCTTAATAAAGTTGTTACGCTTCTGATGACTAATGATGAAATCAATTTCTTCTGCGTAAGTATTACCTGATTGTGCTTTACATTCTTCATCAGAATATTTCATCACTAAACATTTGATGTCTAACTTGGCCAACTGATCAGCATCCATTAATGCTTTAGTAGTTGTAACTTGATAAACTGGTCCGAATAATCCTTCTAAGACGAGTCTATGTGTAAGTGTACCATCTAAAGTACCAGTCAAACCAAATCTATACGGACAATCAGTCAACTTCTCCATAATAGAAGAAAGCGATTTAGCTTGGAATGTATGTGCTTCATCACCAATAACCATTCTAAACGGTTCGAACCAAGTCTTAGGTAACTTATAGAT